AAGAGGCATGGGATATGAAACATAAAAGCTACAGATATGGAGATTACGAGTCATTCCTTTGGGATTTTAGGGAATCAGAATTCATTGAGGATCCGGAATTAGATATAGACAATCAACTAAGAAGCCGAGGCGTTGATGCAGCGGATCGTCAAGAATCTTATGACGATTATCTTGAGTCAAATTACTGGGCAAAAGTGCGGGCAAAAGCCATTGCAGATGCTAACCATAAATGCACTCGCTGCGGATCAATTGAAAAGCTGCAAGTACATCACAGGCAATACTGCAAGCGATTCACCGAACTGCAAAACATGCATTTACTTGAAGTTCTTTGTTTACAGTGTCACCGCCAAGAGCATTTGTGACACCCAGGAAACCGGCACACCACACGGCGCAACAGGGCTGTTAGCTGCAATCATTACATCAGTCGCCACCCAGTCATGACCACCTTCACACTTGAGCGCGCCGAAACCCAGCACACGCCCGCCGCTCGCTGCGTTTTTGCTCCTAACGGCAAGTCAGTTGAAGTGACCATGCTTCACCTGACCAGCGCAGGATGGGGCGACACCATGGGACGCGGCAGCGGTTTCTACACCGTCAAGCACGCTCGGGAGTTCTACGCAGCTCTTCTCGGCAGGGGCTACGCCGCCGCCTGAAGTCACCACCGCCCGCCGGGAGCGCATCCCGGCGACCATCACCGCCTTTTGCTACCCATGGCTGTCTGCTACGCAATCACATCAAACGAATACTCGGATTTTCGAGTTAGCGCGATATTTACCACTAGAGAAAAAGCAAAAGCAGAACTATTTAAGTACGGATCAAAAGCCAAAATAGAAGAGTTTCCATTGGATCCTATTACGCCAGAGTGGCCCAAGGGTTCAAGTCTTTTTTGCTGCTTTGGCAATCTATCTACTGGATTGATTAACGCGTGCATAAAAAATATGTCTGAATTTCGCAATAATTTGACCGAAAAGCTTTTTGAACCTCAACGCGCATCGCAACATTTCCTTTGCGTTTTCGTAATCGCTAAAGACAGAAAGCACGCTGTAAAGATTGCAGCAGAAAAGTTTGCCAAATCTGGATATCGCCTGACCCCGCCATGATCCACCGCCGCCGCTGGCCGACAGCTAAACCGGCACACCGCCTGATGCTACCCACCGCCCCTCACCCGAGGGGCTTTTTTAATAGCTGCCGATAGGCTGCAGGGACCACTCACGCGCCCATGCCCAGCGAGCAGCAGATACAGCAGCAGATCCGCCTGAGCTGCAGCCGCGGCCCGGTGCGGCTGATGCGCAATAACACCGGTACGCTGCGGGATCAACACGGCAGACCGGTGAGCTTCGGGCTCGCCAAGGGCAGCAGCGATCTGATCGGCTGGACCACGCGTGTGATCACGCCCGAGATGGTCGGGCAGCAGGTGGCGATCTTCACCAGCATCGAAGTAAAAAGTGCCACAGGTCGCGTCCGGCCAGAGCAGCAGCAATGGATCGATGCGGTGATCGCAGCAGGCGGCATCGCCGGCGTTGCACGCAGCGTGGAGGACGCTCAGCAGCTGCTTATCACCCAAACTGACTGCGCTGCAGTGGATCTGACCCTGTAGTACATTTGCTCACCCGCGATTGTTACGGAAAATCAACAACGCTGCCGTTATCCCTGTGGAAACGCACTTTTCCACAGGTACAGTCGTACTGTTTTGGCCAGATCCCTTGCGCTGGAATGTATTTGAGCGATAGTTCGCCCGTACTCTCCGCCGCTGTTTTGTGCTGACGTGATACAAAAACCTGGCGTTTCTGGTGTGCTGGCACAGGCGCTTGTGTCAATTAGCTGTGCCAGTTATTTCTAATTGTGCCACAAATCCAACCGGCACACTATCGGCCAGATCCATTGCGCCACAAGCGATCCCAGCGATTCTGGTACGACCGTACTGGTTGACGCGTCGATGAAACACGGCCCGTTCTGGGAGATCATTAACGAGTCCCGCACCACCACCCCATGGACATCAACACCGCACTGCTTGAGGCACACGAGGCCGACCGGGAGGACGCGCACGAGAACGCCAGTGAGGCGTTCCACGCGATCGAGGCGCTGCAGCGCACCGACACCTGGATGGAGCTGCCGCTCGCGGTACAGCGTCAGCTGTCAGCAGCGCACGCCACGCTCGGCATGTTGGCCGATGGACTGGCTGAGGGGTGATCCCTCAGCCCCGCCCAGGAGGCCCTACAACGCGCCTCAACACGGCGGCAGGGAGTGACCCCCACACACGCGCACACAGCGGCACACGGCGGCACACAGCGGCACACAGCGGCACACCGACACAGACGCCCTGCTGGCCGACGTGGACGCGCTGACCGCTCAACTCGACGACATGGAGCGCTGAGTGCCGATCCGCAAACCGGCACAGCACAGGGCTGATAGCGGCTGCATAGAGGCGATGATTCCATCAGTCACCACCCACCGCCATGAATCAAATTGCACTCGCCGCTCGCATTGGCCAACGCAACGCAGCTGAGATGACTCTTCGTTTCAAAGCCATCAAGCTGGGCGCCACCGCCACCCAAGTCAATCTCTGGACTCTGAACGAAGTCTTCATTTTCATCAGCAATCACGCTTGATCCATGACCTACAAAGACACCGCCGCCATGCTCGCTTCATGCGGGCTCACTCCTGACACATTCGGAGCGGTCGCCAAAGCGTTGATCTACGACCATCGCGCCGCTCATCCAGTTGGCAAGGCTGAGACGCCATGGCAAATCGGCTTTGCCGATTGCCTGCGCCAGCTGGAACGCGATGCAATGCAAATCAGCGCAGCGTGGCCAGCCGATGAATGAACACACAAAGCGCATCCTTGATGCTGCAATGCAGTACGAGATCAACCCTGAGTGCTACTCACGCGAGATTGCCATCGCTGTATTGCTAGAGGTTGCTCGAATTCCGGGCGATCCTGAATCTTGGTACGCAATCCCTAGGAACACCATCCTTGAGATTGTCAGGGAGCTGCAGTCCGCTAATTAACCACCATGAACACCATCATCAAGAAACGCTGGACTCGGCTGATCCCGCGCGCGCCACACACCACCATGGCGCTGCGTACGCATGAAGGATTTTGTTACCTCGGGTTGTTGTGTGATCTGTACATCCAGGATCACCCTGACACCAACTGGTACTGGTGGCCGATGGATCAATGCTTCCGCGTCGGGCCATGCGGCGCTGCGACGTCACTGCCGCGTGACATCCAGCGCTGGGCTGGGCTCGATTGCGAGGATCCGATTGTTGCTGGCCATTCGATGGTTGAGCACAACGACATCCTGCTGACGCCACCTAACGTGATGGCACGCCTTATCGAGGAGCACCTATGAACGTCCAAGAGCAGCAAGCCCGCGCGGATTACATGGATGCGTTGTATGAAGACTCAGGCCGCACGAATGGGCTCTACACCGGCCTGTACGCCGAGCGGATGCAGCAGCTCGTGGCGATTGACCGCATCGAGCGGCTGCATTGTGCCGCCCGCCAAACCGGCACACGGTAGGTAGCAGCATGGCGGTGCAGGGGCAATAATTACATCAGTCACCACCCACTGACATGCTCCTCTTCACCACCACCTTCACCACCGCTCAGTTCAAGGCCAAGGCCGAGCAGCTTCAAGGCGCTGAACTGGTTGACGCCGGTCGCCAGCTGGTTTCGATCAATGCGCCTCAATCGCTGATTGACGTGCTGATCGAGATTGTGTTTGATCGCAACGGCGCAGAAGCCGCTGACCAGTTCGTTGACATGATCTTCGCCTGACCCACCCCACACGGCCCACCGGGAGCCGTCACCAATCCCGGCCACCACCCACTCATTCACTTTTCACAATGTCTTATCGCTCTCTTTCAGGTTTATTCATTCTTGGCTATTGCCTGCTCACTCTTGGCGGATCTATCGGATGGGTCCGCAATATCATTGCCGTTGCTCACAGCGATTTTTCAAGTATCGATGGAATGACCGTCGTTCGCGTTATCGGCATTCCGGCTGTACCCGTTGGCGCTGTCGTTGGCTGGATTCCCCGGTAGCTCTTCCTGCTGAAACCCACCACCTAACACAGGCTAATGAACACACCACTTGAAGAGCAGCGATGCAAAAACTGCCGCTACCTGTCTCCGTATACAGGCACTTGCCACCGCCATGCACCGCAACCAAGCCATAAAGAAGGCCGTGACGCATGGTGGCCAGGCGTTGCCGGTGATGACTGGTGCGGGGAGTGGGTGCAGCGATGATCATCACCAATGAGGAGTATCACGCTGACCCTGCCGTCAGCGCCAGCCATCTGCACATGGTGGCAAAGTCTCCGTATCACTACTGGGCGCGATACCTGAATCCCGATCGTCAGCTGGTGAAACCCACCGCTGCGATGCTGTTTGGCACGTTGGTCCACACCGCTGTGCTCGAACCAGATGAGCTGCGCAATCGCTATGACCTAGCGCCAGATCGCCGCACCAAAGCCGGTAAGGAGTTGGCTGCTGACATGGAAGCCAAAGGCATCACGCCTGTGAGCGCTGCCGACATGGATGCAGCACTGGCCATGGCTGCTGCTGTCCGCAGCCATCAAGCCGCTGCAGAGCTGCTGCGTGATGGCCAAGCGGAGCGGTCATTCTGGTGGGATGATGCTGATACCGGGATGCGTTGCAAATGCCGCCCGGATTGGCTCAATGGCGACTGGACGGTGGTTGATCTCAAAACCACCACCGACGTATCACCTGCTGGCTTCGCCAAATCCTGCGCTGCCTTCCGCTACCATGTTCAAGCCAGCCATTACCTAGCTGGTCTGCCGGCTGAACGGTTTATCTTCATTGCAGTGGAGAAGACCTATCCGTATGCCGTTGGTGTGTATCAGCTCGACGCTGATGCCATGCAACACGGCAATGAGCTGCGCAAGCAGAACATGCGGATGATTGCTGATTGCCGCGCCATCAACGAATGGCCTGGTTACAGCAACTCCATCGATGTTTGCCTATGCGTGTCAACGCACTGGGCTTGATCCGTTCAGCAAACAGATCTACGCCATCAAGCGTGGCGGCAAGATGACCATCCAGGCCGGCATCGATGGTCTGCGCAGCATCGCCGAACGCACCGGCCAGCTCGACGGTTCTGAGACGTTTTGGTGCGGCGAAGATGGCGAATGGAAAGACGTTTGGCTTGGCAGCAAGCCACCTGCCGCAGCTAAGACCATCATTCACCGCAAAGGCAGCCAGCATCCGTTCGTTGGTGTTGCGCGGTACGCGGATTACAACGCCGGCCAGGGGCTGTGGAACAAGATGGGTGCCGCGATGATCGCCAAATGCTACACTCCTGACACAGAGATTCTCACGGATCACGGATTTGTCCGTTTCCCTGATGTCACCAAAGACATGAGGATCCTTCAAGTCACAGATTCTGGGCTTGAACCGGTGGACGCGACTCCATTTGCGCAGTCCTATTCTGGCCCAATGATCAAGTGGGCGTCAAAGCGAGGTGGCGGAATTGATTTTTGCGTGACTCCCAATCACGACATGCTGCTTTGCTCTGGAGAAGTAATTGAGGCTAGTGATCTTTTTGATAGAACGACTCAGCGCTCTCAAGATCGCATTCCGCTCACCGCATCTTTCGCCAAAGAAGATGCTCCTTATAGCAACACAGCAATCAAACTTGCTGCAGCCTATCTCGCTGATGGATCTGATTACAACAACGCAGGATTCAAAATCTCCGTTTCACGGGACAGAAAAATCGAGAAACTAAAATCTATTGGTGGCTTTTATAGGTCATCTATTCGCGAATGTGCTGGCGACACGGCTAGATCCTCAAGTGGTCGAGTAATCACTACTAAATCAAACAAAATCGAGTATTTTTACGAGTGGAGCGCTATTGAGGAGATTGTCGGTCCTTCTAAAAAAATATCTGCTGAAACAGTTCTATCTTTGTCTCAACGACAAGCTAGGTTGCTGGTTGACACTTGGATGTTTTTTGATGGACACGAACAGCGCAATGGAGTTCGGCGAGTCAGCATGGCGCGTGAAACACACGCATCTATTTTTGAGATCGCAGCAGTTCAAGCTGGCTACTCAATTTCGGAACGCCGGCAAACAACATCCGACATCGGATCTTGCTGGAATTTCACGCTGACATCAAAAGAGGATGTCCGCGTCCGGCTGCGATGGGACGGCCCATCTAAATCGTCGGTTGGTCTTGAGATTCAAGACTCAAATCCATCCGGCGCTGTTTGGTGTGTCACCGTGCCCACCCATGTCATCGTGACTCGGCGACATGGCATGTCCTGGATTGGCCGCCAGTGCTCCGAAGCGCTCGCATTGCGTAAAGCGTTCCCGGCTGATCTGTCCGGTGTCTATGGCTCTGAGGAGATGGAGCAAGCCGAGGATGTCCAGGCTGTCACCGTCACGGCTGAACCAGCACCGGCAGCACCGGCAGGCGACGAGAAGGTGTTCAATGCCGGCAAGGCTGCTATCGCCAAAGTCATGAGCGTCAATCAACTCAAGGCGCTGCAGGAACGAATGGAAGCCCGCTCGGGTGAGCTGAGCGATGAGCAGATGACGCAACTGCTGGAGCTGCTGATGGCCAAAGAGAAGGAGCTGAGCGAGGTTGAAGAGGATCCATTTGCTGATGACTGAACCGTACCTGACTACTGAACAACTCGCTGAGCGCTGGGGCATGAAACCCAGCGCCATCAAAAATCAACGCACACGTGGCGTTGGTCCGAAATACGTCACCCTGCCGCGTGTTGGCACACCAGCTGGCACGCCACGGGTTCGTTATCCACTTGCACACGTCCTCGCATTCGAGGAATCCAATAACATCACACCACTGAACTGAACATCATGAGCCTCTACGCAAACGGCATCATTCGCATCATCACCCAACCCGAAGCCCGTTATTTCGAGAGCGGGACTATGGTCGTCAACTTTGCAGCTGGTATCCAGGAAGGCAAAGATAAAAACGGTAACTACATCAACAACGCCATTGACGTTGAGGTGTGGGGCAAAACTGGCCAGACGATCGTGGATCGCTGCAAAGTGAAAGATTCGATTATGGTGACTGGCAACATCAAGCGCCAGGAATGGCAGGATAAGGAGACCGGCGCCAAGCGCAGCAAGCACGTATTAAGCGTTGGGCGCTTTGAGTTCCTGCCACGCGCCACCAGCGATGAGTCATCGCCACGCGCAGCGGCTCAGCCAGCAGCGGCGCCAAGCAACGAAGAAGTGCCGTTCTGAGAACCGGCACACAACACAGCTAAGCGGAGCTGAATAGGGTCGATAGTGGTCTCACCGGAGGCAATCGGCCCTCCACTCGGCAGCCCAGAGGCTGCGATGATCATGCAAGCCATCCTCGATATGGCCGGAGAGCAGCTGGACATCGGCCAGAAGGTCTGGGTAGACATGCCGCACATGGCCGACTGGTTTCCCGGCGCAGTGATGTTTGCCGAAGTAATCGAAGGCCACCGCGGAACCGGGCACACGACGCGTCACCACGAGCCCGCCCTATTTTCTACCACCACCCCATGACCATCACCATCCCCACCGACGAGGCCCTCGGCCTCCAGACCAAACGCATCATCACCGCCGTAGCCACCGTGGCCGTGGCGTTCTACGTCGCCGGCTATGTGCTCGGCACTGCTGTCCACTGGACCAGCGAGCACTTGACACGGCTACCTGCCATTGCATTGACCACCATCACCACCACTTCCGATCATGCTGGCCCGCATCCTTTTGTTCCTGCTGCCCACAGTCGTGATCGCTATGGTCCTAGCCGACCACGGCAATCCCAGACTCAACCCAGCCGTTCAGGAGTCGGGTTCGCATGAAAAAGTTCTACTTTGCCATTCCCGAGGCGAATGTATTTGAAGTGGTGCGTGCTGCATCCTTCACCGAAGCAAAGCAAATCGCAGCTAAAGAATGGCTGCCCTACTGGAACCAAATCCAATGGCTAAACCATCCGCAGACTTTCAAAGAGGCGACATCGTTTACGTCCACGGCAACCGCCGCCGATGGGTCGCGATCGTTGAACGCACAGATGTGATGACACCATTCCCGCATTACATCTGCCAAAAGGAAGACGGCAGCCAATGGCAAATCAGCAAGCTGGAGCTATCGGCTAACCCGATTGATCCGCATTGAGAGGGACTTGCGCCGCCCACCACCCACAGGTTTGCGGCGCTATCCCGTGCACACCTTAGCGACACCTATGGAGACTGACTTCTTGACCACCGAACAACTCGCCGCAAGGCTTGGGTTGAAACCTGCCACCATCAAGGGTTGGCGGTATCGCGGCATTGGGCCGCACTGGCGTGAACTGCCACGTGCTGGCCGCAGCCCACGACAGCCGCGTGTGCGCTACCGACTGGAAGACGTTGAGCGCTGGGAGGCGACAGGTGATGAATGAACAGGTCCGCTTCGTGCATTGCACGCCTGATGCTGAGCGACTCATCGTCAAGATGGCTCGCGTCAGCAATCCCAGCAATGACGAGAACTGGGACACCGGCCCTCGGTTGCTGCGCTATCTAATCAAGCACAAGCACTGGTCACCGTTCGAGATGGCGTCGTTATGCGTTTTCATCGAAACCGAGCGCGACATCGCCGCTCAGATCCTGCGGCATCGTTCGTTCAGTTTCCAAGAGTTTTCGACTCGTTACGCTCGCACCACCGTCGCCGAATGTCCAGCGCAACGCGTGCAAGATCCGACCAACCGTCAGAGCAGCTACGACAGCCTCAGCGATGATGACAAACGCCGCTGGGATGAACGCTGCGCTCGCCTGATCGGAGACGCATACCTCCTTTATGAAGACATGCTTTCCGAAGGCTTGGCCAAGGAAACAGCGCGGAGAATTCTACCGCTTTGCACACCGACCAGGCTCTACATGCACGGCTCGCTGCGTAGCTGGTTGCACTTCATCGATGTCCGCACCGATGTTGGCACCCAGCTTGAGCATCGCCGTTTAGCAGAGCAATGCCGCGAGATCTTTACGGCGCAGTTTCCGGTCATCGCGGAGGCTGCATGGGCATGACTGGATCCCGCCGCGAGCGCTACCTGAAGGCGCTTGAAATCGCAGAACGCCATGGCAACAAGTTCATGGCACAGAACATCCGCGCTGAGTTGCGGAAGCTCGATTCACAGGAGACTCGCAATGACTGACCGCTCCATCACCCCACCGCCGGAGCTACTCAAGCAGTGGGAAGACGATTGGTTTGATGAACGTAAAAACGTTGACATACTCTTGATCCAGGCGTACCAAGCTGGTGCGGATGCTGAGCTGGAGGCGTGCGTGGGGTGGCTAAACGATGTTGGCTACGCAGGCATCGGAACTGAACTCCGCGCTGCCCGCCGCCCGAAGCCACCGAGTCTGAAGGAGCAAGCGCTAGTCGCACTTCATGCTGTTGCCGCTGGGGCAAATGATATGCGCGAGCAGTGCCATGACCTTGAGACAATCCGCCGCGCCATTGAATCAATCCCTGACCCTTCGTAGTGGAACCCACTAATCACTCATGTCTATAACAACAATCAAGCGCTGCCAGCCAAATCCGCTCTGGTGGTACACCGTCGAAGACTGCTATGTCGAAGGCGAGCCAGAGTCAGGTACTGGGCTGACAATTACGTATTTTGACGAAAACAAGCTAGCGGGGGGAGCGCTTGCTTTGTGTTTCCCGTGAAGACGCCCTGCTCTTGCGAGATGCTATTAACCAGCTCTACCCGCCCTCCTAGCCATTTCCACACTTCTATGTCTGAACTTTCACCCGCCGCGCAAGCTGTATTGGATGCTTACCGCAACCCACACATTGATCCGGCGCTGCTCTTCAACTACAAGAACACATATGCCCTCGCCGCCGCCCTGCGAGCTGCTGCGGATCAAGTGGTGCCTAAAGAATGGTCTACCATTGAAGACTACAACGAATACGAGCAAGGCGTTGCCGCTGCACACATCAAGTATCGCAACCAAATTCTCGCCATTGCAGACGAGATTGAAGCCTAGTAGCCACCTTCAATATTTGCTTTCTTGATAAACTCCAATTACCAGGAATCCGAGTGGTGACCAAGCTCTCGCCTCAAGCTCAAGCAGTGCCATCGTCGCTACAGTGAAGGCACTGAACCGCACCGCATGGCGGCAGACGAACAGCTGAAGTTCACCTGCCGCCGGTCGCGTCGTTGCCGTGAGAAGCTGCCTGCTGATCTGCTCTACCGCGATGAGGCAAGCGGTGAGCTGTACTGCAAAGCTGGTCATTGCCCCAAAGGCAAAGGCGACACGCAAGAAGCACTGACACAACTGCAGATCGAGAACCGTCGCTTGCGAGAGCAGGTGCGTAGCCAGACCAGCGATCAAGACAGGCTGTTGAGCAAAGTCGAGAGCCTGCAGGAGCAGCTGGCTACGGCCTTGGAGATCCGTGATATCGAGCAGCCCGCACCGCTTGCCACGGACGCCACAGGCAAGCGCAGCGAGACTGTGCCGCTGCTGCTGTGCTCTGACTGGCATTGCGGTGCCAACGTCGATCCTGCAACGGTCTGCGGCCTCAACCATTATGACGTTGACATTTTCCATGAACGTGCCGGTGCATTGTTCCGCAACACGCTGCGGGTTGTGCGGATGCTCCGTTCGACCACAGAAGTGAGCAAATGCGTCATCTGGCTTGGTGGTGATCTGATTGATAACTGGCTCCATCCTGACCAAGTGGAGACGCAGATCCTGAGCCCAACGCAGCAGCTGATCGAATGCGAGCGTGCCATCGTTGCTGGCCTTGATCACCTCCTGGAGCACGGCGACTTCGAGCAAATCATCGTGCCCTGCTCCTTCGGGAATCACGGCCGCACAACGGAGAAGATGCGAGCAGGCAACGCCGCCGCCACCAGCTACGAATGGTTGATGTACAAATCCCTTGCTCGGCATTACCGCAAGGAACCACGCATCAGCTTTGACATCAGCGATGGCAACATCCACTACGTAGACATCCTTGGTCATCGTTTGCGGTTCCATCACGGCGATGCCATCAGATACGGCGGCGGTGTCGGCGGTATCACGATCCCGCTTCAAAAATGGATCTACCGGCAAGACCAAGGCATCAAGGCTGACCATACCTTCATGGGGCACTTCCATCAACTGACGATGGGTCAGAACTGGTCAGTCAATGGCAGCCTGATCGGCGCCACGCCATACGGCATGAAGTTAGGCTTTGCGCCAGAACGTCCGCAACAGCTGCTACGTTGCATCGACTCAGAGCGAGGTTTCACAATATCAGCGCCCATCCTCACTGATTAGGTGGATCACTGCATCGATGGCTGCTACCTTGTGCCACGTCGTCACGCCAAGCGTCAATTCAGGCGATCGATACTCGAAGCATGGGAGCACCGCTGCGCTTATTGCGGCAAACCAGCCACAACGCTGGATCACGTTCGGCCACGCAGTAAAGGCGGACAGACTGACCGAGCGAACTTGATAAGCTGCTGCGCTAACTGCAACTCGCGTAAGGGATCTGACGACTGGGTGGCGTGGTTCAGGCTGCAACCGTTCTGGACCGCTGAAGCGGAAGGCACGATCTGGTTGTGGTTGCACCAAGATCAGTGTTAAGATGCGCCGGTCGTCACCACCACCCACTGATGTCCGACGTAATGCGCGATTACCTCAACGAGGTAGGTAAGTATCCGCTGCTCACCACAGACCAAGAGATCAAGCTATCGAGGCGCGTCAAGCGTTGGCAGGAGCTTCGTGATAAACCAAATCCGACCAATATCGAACGCCGTGAGATTAGGTCTGGGCTGCGCGCGCGTGAAGAACTTGTCAAATGCAACCTCAGGCTTGTGGTGCATGTAAGCCGCAGGTTTGCTTCAAGAATTCGTGGTGCTGGCATGGATCACATGGACTTGATCCAAGAAGGCACGGTCGGATTGCAACGCGCAGCGGAACTGTTTGATGGCACCAAGGGCTACAAATTCAGTACCTATGCGTATTGGTGGATCCGGCAAGCGATGAATCGCGGGCTTGAGTCTTATGACCGTGTTGTAAGAATACCGACCAACGCATTGGAGAAAGTTAATCGCGCATTCAAGATCAAAAACGAATACAGGCAGGCTCATGGTGTACTGCCAACGCTGGATCAAGTGGCCGAGATCATGGGCATGAAGTCAAGTGATCTGCGGATGATAATGGAACGCTCAACAATGCACACCAGCCTTGACGTACTTGCTAAAGAAGATGGCTCGCCGTTGGTTGACATGTTATCCAATAGTGAGGATTTGTACGATGATGTCAATGCTAAAGAGCGTCACGCTGAGTTTTATTTTGCTTATAACCAACTAGATGACTTCGATCGAGACATCATCGCAAAGCATTTCGGGCTGTTTAACAATGAACCGACGACATTGCTTAAGATCGCTCAGCATCACAATGTATCGCGTGAACGCATCAGGCAACGCCGCGATCGCGCATTGATCAAGATCAGACGCGCATTAGGCAAAACAGCTACGTTTGATTGTCAAGGCACGCTGCCATTGCTTCAAGTTCAATGATCCGGCCAGTGGCTTGCTTCAGTAGCTTTTGCTGCATGTGGTTTTGACGGATCAGGCTTGAGCACAACTGCCGGATTTGATCGCTGCTGCCTTGATGCAACGGCGTCCGTGCATGTTTCTCTAGAGTGAGTTGCTCCTCAACCGGGAGTTCAACGATCATCCATTGCGCCCAACCCATGAAACCTCCATCGATCGAAAAAGTAGGTGACGTATGGCGCGTCACCTATGCTGGCATGATAAAGGAGCACCGCCAAGAATGGCAGGCTCGTGTATTTTACGAGCAAGCAATTCAGCTTTACTCTGAACGCATGAGGCGTGTGTTCTAACCCTTACTTCCGGCCACCTTAACGTCTCTGTTATATCTACCAGTCTCAGAGTAGTCCCGCAGTGGTGATGCGCACATTCTGTGAAACACCATCTGGCCAATCTTCAGGCCAGGGTATAGCGGCAAATCGTGAAATCTGCGTGCATTCTTGAGTTCAAGCGTGAGCTTGCTTCCATGCCAACCTGGATCGCAGAATCCAGCAAGCATGTGCTCGTAACCTTCGCGTGCGCGGCTTGATTTCAATACAAATTGACCAGCAATAAATCTTGGCAGATTGAATGTTTCCAGCGTTTCAGCCAAACAGAACTCATTCGGTAGCAACCAGTAAGGATGTTCTGCTGTGCGCTTGCTGATGTCAATCTCGATCAGTTCGCGTTCATCGGCAACCTCAATCATCAGGTGATTGCCGAGTCTTACATCGATACTGGCTGGGTTTACAAGTTTAAGGTCAAACGGTTCAACCATCGCACCTTGTTCTGAGTGCGAACGGATCTGCCAATCGCTAAGAATCAAGAGTGCGCTGCAACTTTTGACAGGATAGCCTAAACACCTAGCACCTTAAACGCTCTGGCAGCGTAATCACGTCGATCCTGGGCACCGTTGGGAGGCATCCTGCCGTTGACCCTAGCGCCAACTTGATCAACGCTTGCGCCTTGGCTGATCAGGCGCTTCATCTTGTTGTCATGCCACCAAAAGCCTGAGATTGTCCATGGATAAACTTCACTCGTGTAAGTCTTTCCTAGTTGCATTACTTTTGGATCTGGCTTCCCGATGCTGGCTAGGTAATCACTGAAGCGTTGATGGTTGTATCTTCCAGTCACCTGAATAAAGCCCGTCCCGGCAAACTTGACACCATCGCCCGGGTGAACATTCCCCAGATCCCTCCGACCCTCGTAGTTGCTGCCGCTGTGAATCTCGACCGCGTAGCGCAACCCGGCTGATTCGTGACCGCATTGGCCAAGGAAGTGCGCCAGCTCGATGCGCGTGTCGATCTTGAACACTTCGCAGCAGCGAGCTAAGTCATCCATCAGATCGTCGGACAGCGACTCCGGCCGACAGAGCATGATCTGAGCCAGTTCAGCCTTTGTGATAGGCCACTGCGGCTTCGGCGCCTCGACTGCTGAAGACCACGTTGAGTACCAATCTTGGTCGCGGCTCAGGAGACCGGGAGCAGCAGCGTTGATGGCCTGCTCTAGCTCATGAATCGCGGCATCCTGATGACCCAACCGCTTGTAGTACTTGAATAGGTCAATCAATCGGATCGGGCTTGTCGGGCTCATACCAAGGCGCTCGGAGGTGCAGGTCATCAAGCCGCACTGGCGGCGGCACTGTAGGCGGCTGACTGCGATGCCAGCTTTTGATCTCGGCATCCAGTCTGGGTTTCAAGGTCGCCTCGAATTTGCGGCGGTCGATGGCACGCTGCAGATCCTGCAACGGTGACCGTGTGTCGAACCGCCACAGCCAGCGGCCATCAGCGGGGATCAGCCCTTTTTTGCTTTGAGGCTGCGGAGCGCATGGAACACAAGCTGGATCACGCTGTTGTCCTTCAGCGGGCTGAGAGCGATCAGCTCGGAAGCCGCTGCCACCACGATCCAGAAAGCTGGATGGGCGAGGATTTCTTCGATGTTCATGAGAATGGATGGCTCATGCCCTGATCCTAGCGCCCCTTGTTTTCTAGAACAGTAATTCGATTACCATGCTCGTTAAGTCTTGAATAAATCGTCCTTCGGTCTTCCTTCATATCTTGGTGCAACTCCTCCAATTTTCCAGCAATCGACTCGACTGCTGCGGTCAGGCGGATCACGGCTTCACGTGACTCGCTGGTGCGGCGGGTGAAGCCCGATATGGACATGCCTGCAATGCCGATGGAGGCACCCAAGATCGCTGCGTAAATTTCGATCATTGGCGCCTCTGGTGCCTCCTGATTCAGTTTAACTCCGCGCTCGGGGTCATACGTCGGCAGTATTTGTGGATGGGAAAGCGCGACCTGCGCCCCAAATGATGCGGACTGCTCCACCAGCACCATCGGAGCCAGTGCTATCAGCACCACCACCGCCACCGCCGTAAAGACCGCCAATACCTGCGCCGTTGACATTGCCGGAATCGCTGCCATTTGCACCGCCAGAACCGCCGCCACCGCCTGCGCCTGCATCACCAGTTGCTGCTGCGCCACTGGATCCTTCGCCGAGGATGCCAACACCACCACCGCCGCCCCCGGCAGTGAATCCATAATCTCCACCACCGCCACCACCGCCCGAGCCCGCTGTAGGGTCAGTGCTAATTGTTCCGCCATCACCGCCATTGCCGGAGTAGCCGCCTGCGCCGCCACCGCCTCCGCCAACACCGCTAATTGATGCAGTGCCTGCACCGCCGCCATCACCACCGCCGTCATAGCCAAGCGTGACTCCGCCATCGCCGCCATTGGCGAGAGCGCCAGAGGACAATCCTTCTCCACCTCCACCACCGCCAGCCGCGACTAACGATGTCACTCCTCGCTCTACGGCGGATCCACCGCCATTTGCTCCTGCAGCTCCGCTTGATCCGGTGCCACCTGCGCCGACCAAAATGTCAAGCGTTTCACCTGGAGATACAGCGATGTTGTTTTGGTAGGCCAAGCCACCACCACCACCACCGAGGTCAAAAGCTCCGTCATTACCCGCACCGCCACCGCCACCGCCAATGCAGACAGCGCAAATACTGGTCACGCCAAACGGCACAGTCCAAGTGAACGAGCCAGCCGTGGTGAAGGCTACTTGACCAGGCAATGCAGTTTGACCACCTGCCATGGCCATCAAACCGTGCGCAATGCTTCTCATGACTCAATCCACGTAATCAACAAGTGCAGCACCACGCCAGCGTGTTCCGCCATCTTTAGTGACAAACATGAACAGGTGCGTTTTGCCGGTGGTCAGTGTAGGCGCTACGTCAAACGGCCATTTCACCGATGCTGGCCAGGTGATTGTTCCGCTGGTGTGCGTCACTTCAAGCGTGAAGGCATAGGCGCGACCAGATGCTGGTGGGTTACTGAAAGTGAATGTACTGTTAGCGGCAATGGTTTTTGTAAAGTAGTTCCCTAGTGAGCAGTCAATATCAAGCGCAGCGACGGCAATCTCGTCCTCGGTGTAAGGGCCATCGTTGGCGATGCCGCTGTCAAATGTCTGCAGCGCGGTAAACGATTGCGCTGTGTCGAGTTTGGCGGTGTCGGCGTCGTATGCCTGGACATCTGTGCCGATGACAAGGCCAAGCGTTGCGCGTTGAGTTGCAGCATCGGCATCGTCAAGCAAAGCGCGACCCGCTGCGGTGCAGTCAATCTCCTCGATCGGACCAGCGCCAGCAGTGCTACGCCCCAGCAGCTTGTCGGTGGCGCTCACGTTGGCGAGCTTGCTGAACGCAATGTCGGCGCTGGCATTGACATCCGCATTGACGATCACACCTGATGCGATCGAAGTGGCGATGCTTGCGCCACTGGTCAAATCGCTGCTGACTGTACCAGTGACATCTCCGGTAACAGCGAATGTGCGGGTGCTGCTAAGCGCTGTAGCGGTATCGGCGTTGCCAGTTAGATCAGCAGTGATCGTCCCAGCGCTGAAATCACCGGATGCGTCACGGGCGACAATCGCGCTTGCGGTGTTGGCATCGGTTGCAGTGGTGGCGCTGTTGCTGACTTTGCCTGCGGTGCTGATTGTGTCGAGGTAGGTGTCAACAATGGCGCTGCCTTCCCACGTACCAGTGCCGATGGTGCCGACGCTGGTCAGGCTTGAATTGACGACACCACTGCCAAGGGTGGTGCCACTCAGTACCTCTGTGTCATTGATGCGGTAGCTTTTGCCGCTGGCCAGATCGATGTTCTCGCTACTGGTCCAGCTATCAGTGGCATCAAGCCAGTTGAAGGTTTTATCAGTTGCGCCTTTTAGCGTGATGCCACCAGTATTGGCGGTGGTGTCTGTTGGGGTGTTGACATTGCCGAGGACGACGTTGCGATCTTCGACATCAAGCGTTGTGGTGTTGATGATCGTTTGGGTGCCATTGACCGTCAGGTTTCCGGTGACGGTCGCGTTACCAGTGACGCTTAAGTTTGGAACGGTAAATGGATCAGCGGCAAGCGCAGTGCTGATGTCAGCGGTGATTCGGCTGGCAAGCTGGGCAGCATCAACTACTTTCCCTGACGTGCCATTGGTGATGTCTGCGCTGGTAGCAAGCCTGACGGTGCCGTAAGCGCTGGTCGTTGCAATGGACACTGCTGTGGCAGCTTGCCATGAGCTGCCGTCATACACCTTAAAGATCGGTGTGCTTGATGTGTCAAGCCACGGATCGCCTTTGGTTGGACTGCTTGGTGCTGACGTTCCAACCCATACGCCAGTGACTTTGCGGATGTTGCCGGCGGTGTCCTTACACGTAAGGAATGGACCGTCAGCGTGGTAGTTGAGCGCGATCTCGCCCAGGGCAAGGTCACTGGGAAAAGGCTGCTTTTGCGAGACAGCGCTTTTCTTGAGTTCAATCTGCAGGGACATGGCTATCGAGCCGAGTGATCACCGAGCATGGGCCGGTGCTTACAGTCTAAAAGGATGTGTCATACAAGTACTTGCCGAGCACACGTCCTAGCGCCCAGAAGGTGACGGGGAAATTGCCTGATGTGGCGCGAAGCCCAAGGACAGCGCCGTTGCTTCGTTTTGCGTAGTAATAGGTGTTTGTTGACCCTGCTGTGCCAGGCGCATCTGGCGTCATACGCGTCAAGGTCTCGACAGGTACGCCACCAACGAAGTAAGTTGTTTCTTTACTTGTTATGTTGCCGCGTGGAGCGTAAATAATTGTGCAAAGTGTCTGAGAAGGAAAGACAACACCGGCTGGGTCGTATGTGGAATCTGGAATCAAGCCAGCGTCAACATGTTCATTTTTGATCGTGCATCCAATGTTGTCTGCTTGGGCATCAATAAATACAAGAATCTGATTAAAAGCGGGGTCATCAATTGCGTCTGAAAGTTCGTTGCGTTTTGTGTTGTTGCCACCACTAGTGCTTGGCCCTTGATTGTCCAGGTTGTAATCAACGCCAGGAGCACCGTTTCCGATGCCGTAGGTGCCAGAAATTGCGATGTCAGCACTGGTTTCTTCCGTAGATTCGCTGATAATAATCCCACGGATGTTTTGCCCGGATCCAGTGCGATAAGAGCCGTCAACGACAGGGCCAGTCAGCGGTGTTGAGCTTGTCCATGAATCAGTAGTGCGCGGCCAGTTCGTTGCAGGATCTGCGACCAGTGTCGGCAGCGAGCGATTGCCGGTCATGATGTTATAAATAGCGCCAGTCTCGTCTTCGTCGCTGGTGCCATTGAAAGCTATGTTACGAGAATCTTGCCACTCCAAACCTGCTTCATCTAGTTCAGAAGCGTCAATCCAGACACGCGCCTCATTGTCAAGCAGCGTGTGCATCAAAAACTCAAACGATGTGATTGAATAGCGATTCTCATCTGCGCCAACACCAATGCTTTCTACAGCAAGCTCTGCCTCCATTTCTTTGATGTTGTCAACATTACGGAAGGCATCGATAAATGCTTGGTTTGACACCGAATGGTCATAGGTGATCGTCACGTCCACCGCAGCAGGGCGGCGCGTCTGCGCTTTGGCGCCGAAGAAAATTGGTACGGAATTGCCTGCCATGTCAGCTCACCATCGATGCGGTATAAACCACTGTATTTGCAGCGGCGATGTAATAACCAATCAGCAGATTACCGGTAAGGCCGGTGGTGTTATTGGTTGGATTGACCCAAGTATTCACTGCACCTTTCCAGTAAGCGTCATCAATGCCGACCAATGCAACGCCAGTTGCATTAGTCACATAGATAAAGCCTGACGTGCCAACGTAGCCCGTGGTCACAGGCGTGCCAAGTGCAAGACTAGTGGCCGCTCCGGTGTGCGTGAAGGTGAAATTAGCGCTTAGGTCAAAGTTGGTGTTACCGCTGACCCAAGCAACAGGTGTGGTCAGTAGCTTATTTGCCGGGATGGTCGGCAGCTTTGCCAGTTCTAGTACCGGCAGCTTGGCATTGGTCAGCGTTGGAATGTTCGCCAGCGGGATCGTTGGCAACTGCGTCGTGGGCAGCAGCGCACTGCCATCTAGCGTCGCAAGGCCATTGGCTGCTGCACGTAGTGCAGCAAGATTGCTAGGCACCAGCGCTCTCGCGGTATCGCTATAGGCAGCAGCCTCGGCGTCGGTGGCAATTTCGATAATCCCTTGCTGCGTCTCAGATGCAGCAGGAAGATTCCCGGTGGGAATATCAGGCAGTTCGCTGGTGGGCACCTTGCCTGTGCCATCGAGTGAAGCCAGTCCATCAACAGCGCCGCGCAAGTCACCGAGCGTGGCAGGCGTGATTGCCTTGTTGATGTCCTCTAGCGCTGCTGTCTCTGCTGCAGTGGCAAGCTCAATGATTCCTTGCGCTGTAGTGCTGGCAACGGGCAGCACATTTGGCGCGAATGTGGGCGCACCATCGACCGTGCCGTTGATCGTGATGTTGTTGAACGTCGCTTCTTGAAGCGCGTTGAATTCATCAGTGACCGTCAGCGTGTCGAAGCTGGTTGGCACCACCGGGAAGTCTGGGTCACCGCCAAGCGCACCAAGGCCAGCAGTTTCGATGGTAACGACAGTGTTGGTGCCGAGGTCGTTGATCGTATCGCCTTGAACGATCAGGCCATCCTCGTTGAAGCCAGTGTTGTAAACCCTGCCGCCCATGTGATTGACGGCGAAGTAATCAACCTTGTGCTGATCGCTCAATGCCGTCACTTGATACTTCGGCATTGCCTTGGAGTAGTTGCCCTGGCCGGCCCACTCGTAGGCTTGACCGAAAGCGCGGATCAGGCTCGGGCGGTTGAACTCCATCGGCCAGTAACCGCGAGCGTCCAGCTTGCCGCTTGGTGCAGGGCTACTCAGTGCTGATGGATCCCAGTCGCGTGCTGCGGCGGTGTCTTGCAAGGCCAGCACTGAATTGACATCACTGGCGCTGTACCCAACGGCAAGCATGAAGTCCGCAATACCGCGATAATCTGTTGCGCTTCTCACCTGCTGAAGAATATCGGCATCAGTGGTTTGATCGATGCCAAGATCAGTGCTGTCGGGGTTGTTGGAAAGATCTTTGTCAATCAGCACCTCGGGCGCAATAGCGATACGAAGCGCTTCGATGCCGCGCTCATTGGTGAGCATCGGCAGTGTCGGTTCCCATTCGTCAGTCGAGAACGAATCAAACGCATCGTTGCGCTTGGAGCGATAGATGCGGTTGGAACTCAATGCAGGCGTACCAACGCGGTAATATTCGCCAGGCGTGAAGCTAGTGGCTGAATCACCGGGTCGCAGTACAACGTTGAAGCGGCTGGATGACACGCTACCGCCAGTGTTGTCCACTGATGATTCACTCACCAGGAACACTTGACCGGCGCCGTTATTTGGGTCGAGCTGCGTTGCGGTGCTGCCACGACCACCAAGGCGAGCCACGAAATTGCCGACAGGGCGTCGCGTTGCAGCAGGGTTGCTGTTTTCGGTGATGATTGAATACTTGCGTTCCGATGGAGTACGGGTATCAACTAGGCGGCGAATATAGACGCGATTGCCAACAAGCACCGCAGGATCCATTGTGGTGATGTTATTGATCGCAAGATCACCGCTGGGGTTGACACTGATCAGCGTGGGTGAACCTTCTGCCCACGGTGTTGCCGCCAACTTCGCCCTTACGTCAACAGCAGAAGATGCATTCTTGTCACCTGGCACGAAACCGGGGCCAGTATCACGGCTGCGGTTTTCGATCCAGATGTAGTCGTCTTCTTTGAGCGTGTAACCATAACGGCCAAAGGTAAGGTTGGGATCAAAGGCCGTATCAAGCGTGATCACGCCAGTGCCGCTGTCGTAGCCAGCAACGGTGCCGATGGTGACCTGACGGATGTTGCTGCCGTCTGTACGCACCTTAATGGCGCGACGCACGGCTTTCACAAGGAAGTTCTGATCTTGATTGAAGGCACCGCTGGCAGTGCCGATGCCACGGAAGCCGGATGACAGCAGTGCGGTCAGGCCAAAGTTTGAGTTGCTGTTGGTGATGGTGCATTCACCACCGCTTGCGGTCCAGTGGTGAACGGCATCACCAATCACAAAACAACTAACTTCCTGCAGAATCGAGTTGTTGATGCACTTAAATCCGAAGCTGCGATAATCAACGTCGTAACAACCAGTTTCGTGATTGATGTTGCCCGCAATGCGATAGCGGACATTGTTGATGTCAGAAGCAATGTAAGCCTCGTAGCTGGCAGGGACGTTCCATGAGCCACTGGCGTAGGTTTCCCATGCGTTCATGTCCTTTTGCAAAGACACGTTGGTGAACTGTGCCACCACCATGCTTTTGAAGCCTGTTACCTTGTTGCCATCAAGGAACATGCCGCACATCCCATAATCGGAACGCAGCGAGCAGTTGAACACATACGGCGAGCTGCCGCGTGTGGAGTCAACAGCAGGAATAGCAGTCCCATCGGGGTAAACGGTAGTGATCTGCGTTTCACCGGGATTGATGAGTTCGACGTCGGCAGGGTTGAGATCAAACGCCGTCGCCACCTTGGCGTAGAAAGCGCTCAGTTCTGCTTCGGCACAGAACTCAAAAGCGGACAGCAGATGGTGCGATGTGGTGACACCGATCGCATCTTTGAAGGTGAAGTTGAAGAAGAAGCTGCCGCCAGTGGCCTTGAAGATGGCGCCGCGGGCAGTGGATGGGTTGAGGTTGGCGGCTGGGACCGTGCTTGGGCGGATGACGGATTTACGCAGATCCTCGCCAACGATGCTGACACCACGAGGGAGGATGACGCCGATGCCGCTGCCGTTGAACGCACGGAGGTTTTCAGCAGTGGGCGAGAAGGAGCTGCCCCAAGAGCTAACAATTTCGGATCCAGCAGGTGCATTGTCGATGATGTGCTCACCTGGCGACACGCGGATCACAACGCGGTCATACAGGTCATTACCACTGCCGGAGACAATAGATAATCGAGCCGCTTCGATCAGCGCACGTTGCAGCGTTTTGAACGGGGCGCTCTTGCTGTAGCCAGCGGTGATCTGCTGGTTGGTAAGCGGCGGGACAGCTGTGCCGTCAGCTACGCCGCTTTCCCAGTCGTCAGTTCCAATCTCAGGATCGACATAGAGGCTGGTGGTCGTGACTCCCTGGCTCGTGCCACCGACGTAACGACGCGCAGCGACAGCAATGGCAGCGATCTGATCGCGAAAATCAGCTTGAGTGATATCGATGTCGTCAATCGCGCCAGTCTGGCCAGGCAGTACGATGGCTGTCACGGTTTACACTAACACTTGATTACAGCTTACACCCCCATCTTAAGCTCGATCGGGCCGGTAGTGACAAAGCGTGCTGTCCCGACGATTGCGTCAGAAGCACGGGTGTTGATTGCTGTGTTTGTAACAAGAATATCGCATTTGTAGTACAAATCGCCGGGCGCGAGCTTGCGTGATGTATCAACGCGATCAGTGATCATAAAGAATTCAGCTTCGGCTTTGGCGCCTTTTTCGGTAAGCAGTAAAAGCTGCATCAATGCGGTTGAGTCATACTTCTCTTCATCAATACGTCGTTCAACAAAGAAGTCAAACGAGCCACCGCCACTGACGACGGATTTCACACTCTCCCCAAATTTCTGGCCAACTGCAGTGGTGCTGACATTTTCGGCATCAAGCTCGATGTTCCATTCGCGCAGTTCGCCTTGAATGATCCAAGGGAAACCTCCGACCCATCTGCGTGGCTCAAGTTCAGCATCGTCGTATTCGCCAGTACCCGCTACTGGCTGCAGGTAGTTTGGTGCATAGTCGCAGATGCTGGCTAGTGTAATTTCATCTCGAACATCAGAGAATCTGTAATCTCCATTAGCGGCTAGGCACTCAGTTAACGCGTTGTTGTATTCTTCGGTGCCAGCTGGAGCAATCAGCATGTATTTGAAGCTGAGCTGCTTTAGATCTATTCGGCTATCGCTAAGTCCGGAAAGCGCAGCGGCGCGGTTGTCATATAGGCTTAACCTGCCGAGTTGATCTTTATAGATAAAGTACGTGCCGCTATTTACTGGCGTGCCACGGTTGTAAAAGTAGGTCGTAGTGTCATCAATAAAACTGATAGAGTCACCACTTTGAGTTGTCAGAGTATCTTCTGCTTGCGTGATTAGAAAAGTTGTGATGCCGGTGTAATATGCGTCGTCATTTGATGTGACGTGAATCCTGTTCGGGCCAAGATCCCAATATGAACCAAAGTAGCAGCCAACGCCTCCGGGTAAGGTGTCCGCTGAAAACGGCAGGCCGTTGGGTGTGGATAAATAAACTTCGTCCCCATTCCAGAATTCAATGCTTTCAACCTGGAATGTATTGATATCCGCTCGCAGTGAATTTTCAAAAACAACAATAGGCTCAGGCGCCTCTCGGCGAAAGCGCACGTTGCCTTCAATGCCGAGAACTGCCATCGCTTAGAAGCCGCCAGAAATCGCACCAGACACTTGGAATGACACAGAGCAGACTTGAATGTCTCCAACGCTAACACTCGGCGAAACGTTGGTTAAAAACGCTGAGCAGCTCAGACTCTTGCCGCCTGCGGTGTCAAGTACAAAACTAACTGAGCTTGCTGCGTTATCACTATTGCTTAGTATGCTGTTTAGCAACGAAACGGCCTGACCTTCTGATGGATCGTACATCAACTCAGCCGTGCCAGTTGAGCCGCGCAGTCCGGGTACATAGTTGCGGTCATGCACACCGAGCGTTGTCGTCTCAAGCGGGTCTTTGCTAATTGTCATGGACCACGACCGTACCTTACCTACAGTGTCGCCATTCCACTGCAGTGCTCCATTCTTTCCAGTAAGTACGGCCACGAATCACTCCAACCTATGAGCATCATAGCTAGAAGTCGCGTGTCGCTTCAAGGCTGATGCGGACACTGCTGATGCCAGGTTTGACACGCTGGACTTGAGGTGGCGCAGCGAAGTGCCAGATCAGGTCATCGCCACCGTCTGAAACGTAGGCCACAAGCGCGGTGCTGGCTCCATCAAACACTGCACTGGGAACCGTTACAGCATCAAGCTGCCCGCGTGATGCGTTCCAGGCATCAAGGAACTGAACAGCGGAGGCATCGGCGATGTTGTCAAAACTGAGCTGCAACGTGGACCGCGATCCACGGCTGCCAAAAATACGACGTGACACCACGCCGCTAAGCGAAGTGTTGGACTTGACCGGAAACTCCGGCGCCGTGAAGTCCATTGCTGTTGGCGTCAGCGCTGGTAGTGCGGCCATGTTCAGGTCTCCACCCAGTAGTCGTCGTTGCTCCACTCAGCGTAAAGCTGCAACGTGCCATCGCTGAGCAATGGAGCATGAACGGCTTCGATCTCGTAGCCATCCTCGCTTGGCGTGATTGAATCGATGCGATAAGTACGGGTAAGGATCTCGGAGGTCTTAACGGTAAACACCACGCCTGCGGGGCTGGCAGTTGTGCCGCTATTGCTCACGGTCAGCGTGCCTTCCGTCACCTCAGCATCCTTGTCGCCAGTCCAGTAAACGATTTCATGATCGCCATCGTTCAAAGCTGTTGATGACACCAGTTGCCCATCACTTGTAACCGCGCCATTGATGAACTGGTTGTAATGCGTGTAGTCAAGCGCTACTTTGATGAAGTCGCCAGGAGCGATGGAGCTTGTCAGTGCTTCATAGGTGGTGCTGATCTTTACGGTGTGATCCGCAAGTCGCCTGGCGCCAATGATGAAACGCGCAGCCTTGAGGGCATGTTGCTCGCTTGTGCAGTATTCCGACATATCAAGGCTTTCGGTGACGCCTTGCCCCCAGTCCTTGTGGTAGACAATGCGTTCTTTCGGTTCAGGGAACAAGCCGTAGCTGGGGTTAACGTTTTCAGATGGTGCGTTGCCGCCGTAACGTTCTGTTCTGTATTTGACCGACATGGAGATCGGTTGGCGTTGCTCGGCATCAGCCATCGTTAGCTCCATGCTCATGCAGTTGCCAGCAGTGAAAAGTCCTCGAATTTCCGGCTGCTGCGGGATGGCTTGGTCTAGGTAAAAGATGCCTCCACGTTCAATCAGCAACAGGCAGTGCGTTGCGGCTGTATCTGCAGCCCACTGACGCCAGTTGGTGTTATTGATCTTTGGTCCGTCATAGAAGAAGCGGTTGTCTTGGCAGAATTGCGCTGCAGCGGTGAAAGACGCAATGTCGATCTGTTCAGCACTAATTTCGTTGCCAAGTCCATAGCGCTTGTTCAGCATGAAATCATACAAGATTTCGGGGAACAAATGCGTAGCGCCAAATTCACCGAGCAGTCTTTGGACTTGCTTGCCTTCGGTGATATAGGCCGATAACTGAGAAAACTGCGACCACTCTCGGCTTGCCTTTACGTTCATGCCAATTAGGCACAAGTTATCGTATTGCGGCGTAAGCGCATTGGGCTGAATAACGTTGATGTATGCAATTTCATGCTCTGGCCCCGAAGAGCATGACGTAGTGATTTCGTCATACACAAAAAACTCAGCCGCTCGTGCATAGCGGTCCAGATATGTGCCATCTGTATCGGAGGTATAGTCACCTTCTGTCCAGCTAATACCAATTTCTTGCTTCGGGCGAAGTCCTTGGATGTCGAACACTTGATTAAAATCAAGCAGGTCAATGTACCGTCCTTTTACATAAGCGCTTCCCTGATCAAAGCCAAGTGACAACAGAGAAGATGTAGCAAGGTTATCGGCTTGCAATTCAATAACTCGCCAAGATAGGTTCCTGATTTCCCAGCTTGAAACTGGCTCGATCCGCACTTCCCATGCTGCGTCCCCTTTCATCGCAAAGCGGATAAAGTTAAACGACGGTGTTTCCTTCGCGCCATTGCCGGATCAGAACGCATAGCAATACGGAAGAAGCTGTAACGCTTTTCTGGTGTAGTGACCGTACCAGAGCTAAAGACTGTGTTTGCCAAATTGTCCGAAACGCTTTCACCGGCAAGGCCATCAGCAGCTTTCCAGTTGATAGATTCATAGCCTGAGACCGTGCTAGGTGTCATTACAGTTGTGTCAACAGCGTCGATCCTGAGATAAATAAACCGAACCAAGTATTCCGGCTCAAACAAAAAACTATTACTAACCACATCACCGACTTCGTAACCAGATCCGCCATCGTCAATTGTTACGCTTGTGATTGTTCCACCGCTGACAACTACTGTGATTTGCATATCTTGCCCTGAGGTGCTTTCTGGAAATACTGCCATCGGGCCATAAGTTCCATCCACAAGACCGCTGATGTCGTTGGTTGGATTGAATTCGCCTGGCACCAGAGTCACCGCAGTCGCTGCTCCCGCAGCGGTAAACTCTTTCTTGTCATTTGGGACATCAGCAAAATTGCACAGTCCTTGAATTTGCATCGCAACAGTGCTGCGAATGCCGATCTCAAAATACTGCGTTTCCCTATTGATACTGACGTTTCCTAATGCACAGCGGAAGATCTGCGGAAATGCCGATGCTGTGTAATATCGTTCGCCAATTTCTCCATCGCCGTAGTTTAGTCCTACGGTTTGAAACACCCATGGAGTAGACGGATTAGATGCGACGTTTTCAGCTGGGCGAATTGTCTTGCTGCCAGTTGTGTCAAAAAATCTTGTATCCGTGAGGTCGTAACCAGCAACGCCAACTTGGCCAGAACGCACCACGCGGAATGTGAAAAATGCGTTTTGCCCTAACGTTACGGGTTCAGCATCTGGTGATGTTGGGATGCCCTCTAGCGCACCAAGTGAATAATCTGCTTCACTGCTAAACAAAGGATCGCGTTGAATCAATACTGCCAAGCACGACCCAGCCTTGTAAAGCTCGCCTTCTAGCAATGCCGAGTCATATTGCTTCTGCCTTCCAGAAACGGCTTGCCCCACCGCGATCAATGTTTCTTGGCCATCCATTGAGCCACTTTCATTGTCACTGTTCTCTGAGTTAACGACAATTTCAGGAAAGACTAATCCGTCAAATACACCGTCAGATTTTTGACTAAGCATGTAGGTGAAAGTATCGCCTACATCCAATGAAACAATGGCGCCAGGCGTGCTGCCTTTACTCGTAGCGATAATCCCAGACTTGCTGCTGTAGCAGTATTTGTACTTCCAGGCTTCTGCTGTTGCCTGTGCATCGTCGTCCGCTTTGTACTCATCGTTTCTGATTTGCAGTATCCTTAGCGGTCGGATGCGAGGATTGACTCGATACCCGAGCCCATTGGCAATGGGTGAGTAAAGACCAAAACTGGTAGACGTACTCGGTTTATATGCGCCGCAGAATGCAGGGAGCAGATTGCCAGGATTAGTCTCAACCCGAAAAATGTCAGATTCGTATTGGCCTTGAGCGCCGATATCATTTTGCGATCCAGACAAATAGTTCCCGATCGCCATGCGTCCACCATCGGGCACGCTGTAAACGGCAACACGTTGCAAGTTGCCGTCAAACGAATAAGCACCAAGCGTGTTGTTTCCGATTGCAAAGCTATTAGGGTGAATAGAGCCGATACTGCCTTCACCGACAAGGAAAACCGCACGCAGCATCTGACTGCCGCCTAACGACCAGATCTGGCTCCACAGCAACGGAGTGTTGAGGCGAACACCGCCGTACCACTGGCCGTTCAAGAATTCACGCTTGGCATAGACCAGTGGAATCGGGTCGCCAAGTGGTGCGACATCTTGAACAGCTTCAAAGCCATAAGTAGGCGCAAAGGCACTTGGCACACGTAGCGTGTCGCCTTGCTTCTGGCGTGTCGTAAGCTCACCGCGTTCACGTGGCTGCTGCGGGCGCGGTGCCAGCAGCATCGACACCACCGTCAGTCCAACGCCTATGACAAGGTTGGCGATGGCGATAATCAGCGCCGTCTCCGCACCAGCCACAACAGCAGGTTGCGGCCCTTCCATGGCGCGGCGTTGCACTTCCGCCTTGTACCAGCGCATCTCTTCCTCGGTGAGCCCAAGCAGCTCAGCGATGTAGCGATCCTGAGGCAGAAGTGGTGCGCTCATTTCCAGTCGTACCAGTCAAATTTACAGAGCATATTCCCAGGCATCCAGCGGACGCCGCGTTTGTGGCTTACATGCAGCAAGCCATCGTCGATCATCACTGCTGTACCCATTTTATCTGGTGTCTCAAACACTGTAAACGCACCATTGTGTGGAGTCTGCAGCGGCACCAGATGCGGCAAAATCAGCTTGTGGATTTCGGAGAACGCTTCCGATTGAGACAGCAGAATCAAGGTCGCCGTATCGATTGCGCTAGGCGCTGGTAGCCCTAAGTGCTCGCGGATGCGCGTCACCATCAAAAGGCAGTCGCAGCCTTCATCGCAAACCGGATCAGCTCCGGTGACATGAGGTTTACCAATCCAGCGATGCCAATTCATGAGACGACCAATGTACCCGAGCTTGGAACGCGCCCCACAAGCGAACGCGAAAGGAAACGGCCAGGTCCGCGTCGTGTTGCATCACCGGGGCCACGCAAGACGAAGGTGAGCATCTCTTGATCGTGGCTGAAGCTGCCGACGACCCATAGCTCTCGGGAAATTGTGGCGGCCTCTGCCAGTGAGCTGATGTTGACTTCTTTGGTCGTCACCTCCGCAATGTACCGATTGTCTGCCGCTTCTTTGGCGTAATTCAATGAGATGGCATTAACAGGAGTGACGAGGTTTGCTTCTGAACGCTCGCCTGCTGTTTGTCCTGCGCCCTGTCCGTAACCAAAAGGCAAGAAGTCAGCCGGGCGATCCACGTAGAAGTTTTGCCACAAAGGGCTAGCGGTTGCAAATGTTTCGCGGTTGCGGAACTGTAAATAGTTGACAGTTGCGACTGACATCAGATGCCCACCCGTTTGCGTGTCTTGACGCTATTCTGCAGCGACCCGATCGCAAGCTCTCGCCCTCGGAGTGCAGATTGCGCCGCCATGCGTTCAGCCTGTTCGCGGGTGACGTACTCAACATTGTTGATCACCTGCGATTCGTACTTAATGTCGAGCTTGCCGGGTGTTGATGCCATTTGCTCAATGCGCTCTCGTTCATAACGCCGGTCGAATTCTTTCTGCTGTGACATAATTTGCATTCTATTTTCTTGGATGCGCTCGCTTTCACGTATTGCAGCTCGTGTCGCAATTGTTGCTTCACGCTCAGCTTCGCTGTCGTCGGAAGCGGTCCCGCCATTCTCGGTGTAAATAGAGTCAAGAAATGCCCTGTTCTGCGCTTGCAGATTTTCGTTCGAGGTGATACTGCCACTGCTAGATGGCATGAACAACTCAGGCCCGCGTTCGCCGACGATGTAAGGCTCGTTTGCGTTGACCGGGCCGCCGTTGGCGCGAGTGCCGAAACCTAAGAAGCTGAGGATGCCAATGCCATCGCCACCAGCAAGTTGATTCAGGCCAAGGTTCAGGAAGAAGCTACCAAGTTGTTTTAACGTGTCTTGGAGAATGCTGTTCCAATCAGCTGTGCCATCGATCAAGCCATCAATCGCGCCACGTAGCTGGTTGCCGATGATTTCACCGGCGCCAGAGAGGGCTTCGTTTAGTAGGTCCGTTTCCTCTTTGGCTTTACCAATGCCCTCAGCCAAGGCTTCGCCCATGTTCATGCCTGCACGGACAAAAGGCTCTGCCGCTACATCCATTGCCAACTGATTGCGCAGTCGTGCCTCCTCTGTTAAAAGTCGCTTCATGGCGTCACTAGCACCTTCCATCCGGTTTTCAATGTCTTGCCTGATCTCCAGCTGATCAAGCAATAGTTGATTGATAATCCGATCACCATCAGTGAAGCTGTTTTGAAGCACAATTTGAGCCTTTAGCTTTTCATTAAGTTGGTCTTGGTTCCGCAAGCTGATACGACGTTGCTCTTCTTCTCTTGCTGCTGCATCTGCTGCGCGTTGGGCATCTCTTGCTGCTGCTGCGCCTGCACCTGCAGTTCTAGTTGCTGCGCCGCCGCCTCCTCCCAATAATTCAGGCACTTTAGGGGTTTCTAGTGTGGGCGCCTTTGTTTCCACTTGGATTTGACCAGTTTCGTATCCGTATCGTTCAATCAAATCACGGAATCGCTCATCTCGTAGTTGCGTAAATGTAGCGGGGTCGATCTTGCCGCCACCACGCAAGAGGGCTATTTCTTCGGCTTCCCTTCCGGCTTGTTGGAACAGTTGATTTCTTTGTTGTGCGCTAATTCCAAACTGCTGGATCCTGCGACCTGCGGACAATGCGTTATTGATTGAGTTGACAACGCCAATTGCTTGGTCAAGAATGGTTTGCAATGCCGGTGATAACACTTGACCAAGTGCTTGCGCTGTTCTGGTAATGCCATCTTGCAAAGTGCTAAATTTGCCAGCTAATGTGTCCGACTGAGCAATTGCGCCATTTGCGTATTTGCCACCAGTGTTGGTAAGATTTTGCAATGCAATATCCACCGCCTCTGCGCTAAACCTGCCTTTCTCTAATGCTTTCCTAAACTCTTCGCCTGTCAATCCATACATTTTCTGCAGTTCGCTTTGCAGGTCGATGCCGCGCTCTTGCAGTTGCAATAGCTCTTCACCCTGCAACCTACCCTTGGCTTGGATCTGGCCAAATGCCGTGGCGATACCGCCAAGATCCGCACCTGTAGCGCCGGCAACATCACCTAATCGACGCGTTGTGTCAACAAGCTTCTCTGTTTCAACGCCAAACGCACTTAGCCGTTTTGCTGTATCAATTAGCTCAGTGCTAGTAAATGGCGTTACTGCGCCAATGTCTTGCAATTGCTGAACAATTTTCTGAGCCGTCTCAAGGCTGCCCGTTAAAACTTTAAGGCTACGGGTTTGTGTTTCAAGTTCAGCAGTGCTGACAATAGTGAACTTAAGTGCCTGCAATGCAGCGGCAACGGTAATTATCCGGCCTATCGCTTTTCCTAGTTTATTAAATCCGCCAGCAGCTTGGCTTGCGGCATTGCCAGCGTTTTTGAACTCACGCCCAGCTTTTGTGGTTGCAGCTGCTGCGCCATTAAGCGACCGATCGACTTCTTTACCGCGATCTGCGATCTGCTTCAGCTTCGCCGGTACGCCACGCGAATCAAGGTTGATTGCGATATTCGCTACTGTGCTCACGGATGGCGACCACTACCTAACAGCAGTCTACCGCCGTCGTTTCATTGCTTTCTCGCGTTCTTCACTTCTGATAGCAAAAAACGCATCCCAAATGAGTAGCTCCTCTGGTGTGATTTCTTGATTCAACCGCGCAAGGCTCATGCCGAGTTCTGCTGCGACGCAAAGCTGCAGCATGAGCCAGTTGTCACGACGTAGGTCAGTCTTTAGTGCTTTTCATGTCTGATTGCTCATCCTCTTGGATCACGCCAAGGATCAGCTTTTGGATGTCATCATCACGCACTTCTTCACGCAACTCAGCGATCTGGCCAGCTTGGAATAACCGCTGCCCGTTTTCATCCATTGCTTTGTTGACCAGCAGGTTCAGGCCGAAACCGTTGGCATCATCACCACCTGGCATCTTCTGCGCCCGCTCGCGTTCAGACATCGTGAGCGGTGTTGCATAGAACTCAAACTCAGTGCCGTCATTCAGCGTCACCACACGCTTAGATGG